GAGCCTATAAATCATTTAGATGATTGTAACTTTAATCATTATGCACTACAGCTTAGTATTTATATGTATATTATATTAAAGCATAACCCAAAATTAAAACCTGGTAGAATATTTATACACCATGTTGTATTTGAACAAGCTGGGGAAGATGATTATGGATATCCTATTACTCAACTAGATAATGATGGTAACCCAATTGTAAAAGAAGTTATTCCTATTCCAATACCATATTTAGTAGATGAAGTAATTAGTATTATTCATTATTTGCAACAGAATAAACATAAAATTAAAAAGAAATGATAGTAAGATTATTTGATGTACAAAATGGTGTAGTAGTTCCCACAGAACATTGCTATACATTAAAGGCACTTAAGGATGTTATGGATAATTATCCTGATGATTATCTTAAGATCTATTTGTATTTATTTTATATGACTTGTCCTAATCCAGATATGAATCCTTTCTTTCATACTCCTGAAATAGATAAAGAACATATCATATTAACAGAGATTCAAGCAGAATTTTCTACAGAAGATACAGATATATTTATTGCATTAGAATTTTGTAAAAGAATGTATGAGACTCCAACATCTAGAGCATACAAAGGTATGGCATCTATGTTAGATAGATTAGCTAGATATATGGAAACTACAAGTATTACAGCAGGAAGAGATGGTAACATTAATTCACTAGTTGCTGCAGCCAAAAACTTTGACCAGATTAGAGCATCATTTAAAGGAGTGTATAAAGATCTTCAAGATGAACAATCTAGCAAAGTTCGCGGAGGCCAGGGGCTTGCGTATGATTCTTAACTTATTAATAATCAAACACTTATGAGTGAGATATATCAAGATATACCCTGTTGGGATAATGGAGTTTGGACTACAGTTAGTTTTGAGTCTAGAGAAGAATATGCTAATGCTATAAAAGAACTTTTTAAAGAACCAGGTCAGTATCAGTTTGATGAAACAAGTTTTATATTTAATGAACAATCTATAAAATTTAATCAGAATAAAGTATACTGCACAGCTCCTTTTAAATCTAAAGACTTTATAAACTACTGGGATGATCAAAAACACAAATGTAGAAAAGGAGTCTTTTATATAAACAAAGATAAGAAGTGGTTTATTACTAGAGACTATTACATGTGGTTAAACTTCTTACCTATCTTTGATAAAGAAGAACAAAACTTTGGATTTGCTAAAGTAAGAGATGCTCAGTATCATATGGCTCTATATGAACTGTTAGCAGAACTTAATTATAAGCATGTAGCTATTCTAAAGAAACGTCAGATAGCTTCTTCTTATTTTCACATGTCTAAGTTACTTAATCAGCTTTGGTTTGAAGCAGGGGTAACTTTAAAGATGGGAGCTAGTCTTAAGGATTATATTAATGAGAAAGGTTCTTGGAAGTTTATGTCTGAATATGCAGCATTCTTAAATGAACATACTGCATGGTATAGACCAATGTCTCCGGATAAAGTATTAATGTGGCAACAAAAGATTGAAGTTAGAAAAGGAGATAGAAAAACAGAAGTAGGTTTAAAGGGTACTATGCAAGGTATGTCTTTTGAGAAAGATCCTACAAATGGTGTAGGGGGTCCAGTAAAATACTTCTTTCATGAGGAAGCTGGTATTGCTCCTAAGATGGATTTAACATATGAGTACATGCGTCCAGCTATGGCTTCTGGTTTAATTACTACAGGAATGTTTATTGCTGCAGGATCTGTAGGGGATTTATCTCAGTGTGAGCCATTAAGAAAAATGATATTATCTCCTGGAGATAGTGATGTATATGCTGTTGAAACTAATCTTATAGATTCAAAAGGTACTCATGGTATGTCAGGTTTATTTATTCCTGAGCAATGGTCAATGCCTCCATATATAGATGATTATGGTAATTCACTTGTAGAAGAAGCATTAAAAGCTTTAGATGAGCAATTTGCAATTTGGAAGAAAGAACTTGATCCAGAAACTTATCAGTTAAGAATATCTCAGAGACCAAGAAACATTGAAGAAGCTTTTGCACACAGATCTGTATCTGTATTTCCTCCACATCTTGTTGCTGCACAAGCTAGAAGAATAGAAGAAAAAGAATATGCATATGAGTTCTTAGATATTAGCACAGATGAGAATGGTAAACCTACTGTTAAAGCATCTAATAAACAACCTATTAAAGAATTTCCTATTACAAAAAAGACTGAAGATAAAACAGGTTGTTTAGTAGTATGGGAAAGACCTATAAAAGATCCTACTTTTGGTCAGTATTATGCTTCTATTGACCCTGTGTCAGAGGGTAAGACAACTACTTCAGAATCATTATGTTCTATTTACATAATGAAAGCTCCAGTAGAAGTTACTAAAGTAACAGGGATTGAGACAGAAACATACATAGAACCAGATAGAATTGTAGCTACATGGTGTGGTAGGTTTGATGATCTTAACAAAACACATCAAAGACTAGAATTAATTATAGAATGGTATAATGCTTGGACATTGATAGAGAACAATATCTCACTATTTATCCAGTACATGATATCTAGAAAAAAACAAAAGTACTTAGTACCTAAGAGTCAGATCATGTTCTTAAAAGATCTTGGTTCTAATACTAACGTATTCCAGGAGTATGGATGGAAAAATACAGGCACATTATTTAAACAACATCTTCTTAACTATGCAATAGAGTATACTAAAGAAGAGTTAGATATTGAAACAAAAACCGATGGTACAATTGTACGGACAAAGTACGGTATAGAAAGAATACCAGATCCTATGTTATTAGTAGAGATGAGAGAATATGCTCCAGGTGTCAATGTGGATAGATTAGTTTCTTTCTGCGCACTTGTAGCTTTTATGAGAATACAACAAGCAAATAGAGGATATGCAAAAAGAGTTATCATGGATGATGCTGCTAAAAACTTGCAAAAGTCAGAAAATTTGTTTAAATTAAATAGAAGTCCGTTTAGACACATGGGGAGGGGTCAACTTGCAAATGGTCAGACACATAAAAGATCCCCATTTAAAAACTTAAAGTAAAGGAATATGCAAATTATAAATGCAATGCAAGCCAAGAGTGGAGCTAAAACTGATAATAACAGAATAGCTTCAATCACACAACCATTACAATTCATTCCTAAAAAGGAAAAGGATGAGCAATGGGCTGCTTGGAACCTAGACTGGATTGAATGGCAAGGGCTAAAACAAATCCGTAGAAATGCTAGAAGATTAATGAAGAATTATAAACTAGCAAAAGGTGTTATTGATAAGTCTGACTATATAGTTGAGGATGATAATGAATACAGAGATATTGTTGAAGTACTTACTAAAGAAGATCAGTCTGCTCTAGAATTAAAGTTTTACCCTATTATCCCAAATGTTATTAATGTTCTAGTAGCTGAATTTGCTAAAAGATCAACTAAACTTACTTACCGTGCTACTGATGAGTTCTCATATAATGAGATGATGGAGCAAAAAAGAAAGATGGTTGAAGAGACTTTGCTTTCTGATGCACAAATTAAACTTACTGCAGCTTTATTAGAACAAGGATTAGATCCTGATTCAGAAGAAGCACAACAACAAATGTCACCAGACAATCTTAAAACTTTACCAGAGATTGAGCAATTCTTTAAAAAGGATTATAGATCAATGGTAGAAGAATGGGCAAGTCATCAACATAAAGTAGATGTTGAAAGATTTAAAATGGATGAACTAGAAGAAAGAGGTTTCCGTGATATGCTTATTACAGATAGAGAGTTCTGGCATTTCCGTATGATGGAAGATGATTATGAAGTAGAACTTTGGAATCCAGCAATTACATTCTATCACAAATCTCCAGACTCAAGATACATATCTCAATCTAACTGGGTTGGTAAAACAGATATGATGACAGCATCAGATGTTATTGATAGATATGGTTACATCATGACTGAAGAGCAGCTTGCTGCATTAGAAGCTGTTTATCCAATTAGATCTGCAGGATATACTATCGGAGGTATGCAAAATGATGGTTCATTCTATGATGGTACTAGATCACATGAATGGAATACTAATATGCCTTCATTAGCTTACAGACAATATACATCAGCTATGGCAGGTACTGTTGTAGGTCAAGGTGATATCATTAATGAGATTTTAATGGAAGGTGAAGATTACCATGATCAAGGTACAGCTTTCTTATTAAGAGTTTCTACAATATATTGGAAGTCTCAAAGAAAAGTTGGACATCTTACAAGTGTTGCTGAAAATGGTGAGGTTACTAATGAAATAGTTACTGAAGATTATAAAATTGAGAATAAACCAATTTATGATACAAGACTATTTAAAAATAAAAGCAAAGATAATTTATTGTATGGTGATCACATTGATTGGATATGGATCAATGAAGTTTGGGGTGGTGTAAAAGTTGGACCAAATTTACCTTCATTCTGGGGTATGAATAATCCTGGAGGATTCTCTCCTATCTATATTGGTATTGATAAGAATCATATTGGTCCTTTAAGATTTCAATTTAAAGGAGATTCAACTTTATATGGTTGTAAACTTCCTGTTGAAGGATCTGTATTCTCAGATAGAAATACTAAGTCAACTGCATTATTAGACTTAATGAAACCTTTCCAGATTGGATATAACATAGTAAATAACCAGATTGCTGATATATTAGTAGATGAGTTAGGTACAATTATCATGTTAGACCAGAACACACTTCCTAGACACTCTTTAGGAGAAGATTGGGGTAAAGGTAATTTAGCTAAAGCATATGTAGCAATGAAGGATTTCCAAATGCTTCCTCTTGATACATCTATTACAAATACAGAGAATGCATTAAACTTCCAACATTTCCAAAAACTTGATCTATCTCAGACAGAGAGATTAATGTCTAGGATTAATATTGCAAACTACTTTAAACAACAAGCATATGAAGTAATTGGTGTTAACCCACAAAGAATGGGACAACAATTATCACAACAAACTGCTACTGGAGTAGAACAAGCTGTTAGTTCATCTTATGCTCAAACTGAAATATTCTTTATTCAGCATTGTGATTATTTAATGCCAAGAGTACATCAGATGAGAACTGACTTGGCTCAATTCTATCATTCAACAAAACCTTCATCAAGACTTACATATATTACAGGAGCTGATGAAAAAGTTAATTTCCAGATAAATGGTACTGACTTGTTAATGAGAGACTTGAATATTTTCTGTACAACTACTGCAAACCATAGAGCTGTTCTTGAGCAACTTAAACAAATGGCTTTACAAAATAATACAACAGGAGCTTCTATTTATGATCTTGGTAAAATTGTACAATCAGATTCTATTGCAGAACTTAATACAGTTCTTAAAGCATCTGAAGCTAAACAACAACAAGAAAAACAACAAGAACAACAGTCTCAACAACAAATGCAACAAGAGCAATTAGCTTCTCAAGAAAAACAACAACAAGCACTGATTCAAGCTGAAGCTGAAAAACAAGCTAGACAACTTGAAAATAATGTAGTTGTTGCTGAGATTAGATCTGCTGGATTTGGTGCTGCTGTAGATGTTAACAAAAATGAGATGTCTGACTATCAAGATGCTATGAAAGATATTAGACAATCTGAACAATATCAAGAGCAAACTAACTTACAAAGAGAGAAACAGAATGCTGAAAATTTAAGAAGTTCTCAAAAAATGAGTATTGAACAACAAAAGATACAAGCTCAAAAAGATATAGCTGAAAAACAATTACAAATAGCTAGAGAGAACAAAAACAGATTTGATAAAAAGTCAGATGATAAAAAGAAAAAGTAGTTAGCTATATAGTACAAAAAATTAAATAATGGGTTTTAAATTTCTCAAGTTTAATTAGTATATTAAAGTATAAACAAAAACCAACAAAAATGAGTGAAGACACACAAGACCTGAACAAACAGGTACAAGATTCTACAACGGTAGATCAAATTGATGTGAACATTGATGAGTTATTTGGTACACCTGGAGCAGAAAACATTATGCTTCCTGCAGATGGTACAACAGATGATAAACCAAAGTCAGTTTTTTCTAAAGAGAATATTGACACTACGTTCCTTGACACACCTGCAACTCCTAAAGAAAAAGAGGAAGCTGCAGATAATAAAGCAGAGGTTGAAGAAACAATTGCTGAACTTGATGGCTTAATTGCTCAAGAAGAAGAATCTGGAAACAAGGGTCGCCCTAAAGTTGACAAATCAGGTCTTTATGAGTTAGCCCAAAAAATGATTGAAGAAGGTTCATTAGTTCCTTTTGATGATGATAAGTCATTAGAAGATTATACAACTAAAGACTTCAGAGAATTGTTTGAAGCTAATTTTGAAGAAAGAGAAGCTAAGATTAAGGAAAATATTCCAAAAGAATTTTTCCAATCATTACCAGAAGAACTTCAGATAGCTGCTAAGTATGTTGCTGACGGAGGACAAGATCTAAAAGGATTATTTAGAACTCTTGCACATGTAGAAGAGATGATCCAATT